GGCGCCGGTGGTGCCGGGGGTACGGCGGGGCTTCCGCCTTGGCCGCCGTCGTTGTTGAACAGGACGGCGGCGGCGAGGGGGTCGGTGTAGAGCAGGGCCGGGCCGTGGGCGGCGGCGAGACCGGGTCGGTGCTGCGCGGGGCGACGCATTGAGGACAGTCCTCCCATGGACAAGTCAGGCCCCGCGCCTGAGATCAAGGACAGCACACTTCTCACGGCGTGTTCCCCTCGCTCCCCTGCGCCCGGGCTGCCGCGCCCACCACGGCGCCCTGAGCGCCGCCGGTTTCGTCGCCGGCGGCGGGCAGGATGACGGCCGGTGCTTCCGGCTCGTCGGGTGCCTCGCGGCCCAAGAAGGAGGCGACTTCGTCGGGGTTGCCGAGGGCGTCGGCGAGGTCGCGGGCGGCCGCGAAGGATCGGGCGTCGATCCGCTTGATCTCGTCCTCGGCGTCGTCGATGGGCCAGCCGATGTCCTGCAAGCGGCGGATCGCGGTCTCCAGGCTGATGAGTCCGGCTTCGCGGGCGGTGGCGACCTCCTGGAGTACGGCGGCCTTGTCCGTCGGCGTGTACGCGCCGCGCATCAGCTTCGCCGGGAGCACGGGCAGGCCGACCCAGTCGGGATGCTGTCCAGCCTGGAACAGCCGCTGGACGAACTTGGGCAGCAGCCGGTCGGCGTGGTCGCGTGCGAGCCGCATGGCGGAGATGAGGGAGTCCAGCGGGCCCAGGGCGAGCTCGAGTTGGTAGCCGGACGTGAACTGGGCGGGGTCGCCGGTGCCGAGGGCGACAGCGGGGATGCGGGCGGTGGCGGCGGCCTGGTCGCGCAGGTCCTTGCGGTGGTTGCGGAGTTCGGCGAGGTTGCCGCTGGTTTCGACGGAGGTGATGCTGCCGCCTTCGCCGAGGGTGAAGACCATGCCGGGCCCGGCTGTGTACTGCGTCTGCGCGTTCACCGCCTTGCCGGCGATGGCGAGGATCGGGGATCCGGTGGTGGCGGACGCGCGGGAGGAGTCGGTGTCGGAGCTGGACATCTCGTCGAAGACCTGCAACACCTTGGCCAGGCTGCTCTGCCCCCAGTGCTCGCCGGGGTCGGGCACGGTGTTGGGGACGTGGATGACCGGCAGGAAGTCGATCAGCATGTCGAGGTGGTCGAGGAGTTCGCCCTGCCCGTTGGTCGCGAAGTGCGCCTTGTCCAGGGGCAGGTTGTCGATGTCGACCGGGCCCTTGAGGTCGCCGAGTTCCCAGGTCGCGTCGGTCAGATACACCGTCTTGTACGAGGGCTGTTCGGACCACGGGTACAGGCGGGAGATTGCGCCCTGGCCGTCCAGGACGTCGCCGCGGCCGAGGACGGGCTGGGCGGCCTGCTCGTCGGCCGGTTCGGACATGACGGTGGCGCGCACCGGCCGTCCGGTGCGGTCCACACCGTTCGCGGTCTGGGGGCGGATCCAGTCCAGGTGGTAGGTGATCCGCCGCAGCCGGGCGGGGAGGTGGCGGGCCTTGTCCTCGGGGAGTTCCCAGGCGAGGTGGATCCGGTCGGGAAAGTCGGAGCCGTCATCGTCTTCGCCCACGACGGGGAAGTAAAAGCCCGGGTCGTACGTCTTCAGCCTGACGCGCTGCTTGTCAGAGTCCCAGTGCAGCAGGTACACGCCGTCGCCCAGGGACACGGCCTTGCGTTCGGTCTGGAGGAGCCGCATGGCGAGGAGTTCCTCGTCGGCCCACTCCCGCAGCAGGGTCTGGACGCGTTCCGCGGTCTCCGCCTCGGGTGTGGTGTTTTCGCCGCCGGCGTTCTCGGCGCCGGGCACGGTGAGGGTCTGCTCTTCGCCGAGGACGTGGCTGGTGATCGTGTCGACGAACATGCTGGGGTCGCCGAACTCGCGCCGCTCACGGGCTTCGTCGCCGTCGCGGAACGCGGTCAGCTCGGCGACCTGGTTGTTGTCGTAGGCGGTGAGCATCTTGTACGCGGCGAGACGGCGTTCGTCGGCGGCCGGTACCCAGGTGGCGTGCGCTTCGGGGAAGGCGCGCCGGTTCGGCATGCCAAGCTGATCGGAGTAGAGAGGTTTGTAGTTCAGCCACGACCAGCGGTCGATGATGACCGTCTTCAGGCCGGAGAAGAGGCCCACCAGCTGTCCTTCCCGCTGCGTCAGGCCCCGCGCCTATCGATCAGGGTACGGGTGCGGGGCTTGGGTGTTCCCCCCGGGTCAGCGGCGGCCGCGCAGGCGCTGGTCGGTGTAGTGCTGGGTGCCGAGGCCTTCGGAGGCCGGGTCGGCCAGCTCGGTGAGTGCGTGTACGGCGGCGTCCATGCGGTCTGGGGAGTCCATGCCGGGCAGCCAGGTGACCATCTGGCCCTCGAGCTCGGTGTGTTCGCCGACGTGGTGGACCTTGCCCTGCTTGTACAGCTGGGCGATGGGTTCGGCGCGCAGGCGCTTGCCCTGCTTGGCGTGCACTTCGATGATCGACGGCATGAGCAGGCCCTTGGTTTCGCCCTGCTCGGCGAGTTCCTTCCAGCCCTGTCGGACGATCTGCTGCGCCATGTCACCGCCGAAGTTGTTCTCCACGATGATGGCGTCGGCTTGGCGTTCGATGGCCAGCTTGCAGACCTCGGTCCCCCAGGTGTCGGCACCCATGCTGCGGGATCGGTCATCGAGGACGTACAGGTCTCCGTCTGCGTTACGGGCTGCGCAGACGAGTCCGACTTCGTCGTTGCGGAGGCTGTCGCCGCCGGCGTGGTCGACGGCGACGACGATCCGGGTGGGGTTGACGCCTGCCCAGGCTTCGGGCTTGAGCCGGTGGCCTGTGATCCAGGCCCATTTCCATACGCCGCCCTCGAGGGGGCGTGGCTTTTGTTGGTAGAGGGCGTACCAGACGCGTTCACCGACGGATTCGCGGGTGTCGGCGAGTTCCTGGGCGTCGTACTGGTCGGGCCACAGGGGTTCGCCGATGGTGCGGCCCAGCGCGTCGTCGGGACTGTCGGCCAGAGCTGGGAGGTCAATCTGGAGCCAGCGGTGGGGTTCGTGGGCGAGGAGTCGGCCGGACAGGTCGTCCTCATGCCAACGCGTGTTGATCAAGATAATTGAGGCGCCGGGGGCGCGGCGGGTGAAGAACACCGACCGGTACCACTCCCACACGCGGTCACGCTGGGCAGGGCTGGAGGCGTCGTCGTGGCCCTTGAACGGGTCATCGATGACACCCAGGTTGAAGCCCTTGCCAGTAAGTCCGCCTCCGACACCTGCGGTGACCATGCCGCCGCGCACGGATGACCCGCGGGGCACCTCGAGGTCGAAGCGGTTCGCGGCGTGGGAGGCGGGGTTGAGGCTGATGCCGAGGGTTCCGGTGTACTCGCGGAGCTGGTCGCGTACCCAGCGGCCGTGGTCGTCGGCGAGGTCGGCGCCGTAGGAGGCGAGCATGACTCGGTGGGTGGGGTGCCGTCGCAGGTACCACAGCGGACCCCATCGGGAGGCGCGCTGGCTCTTCCCATGGCGTGGCGGCATCGTCAGCATGACCTGCAACTTCTCCCCCGCGGCGATCCTGGCGAACGCCTGGTCGATGAGGGCGAGGTGGGGGGCCTGCTTCTCCCGGCCTTCGGTGAGGACGGCGGCCATGGCGCCCGGGGAGCGGTCCATGGCCATCTGCTGCTCGATGCCGGCGAGGGCTGCGCGGAGTTCCGGGGAGGCCTGGCGGGCCAGGGCGCGGCGCTGCTCCCGGCCCAGCGTGCGGTAGCGTCCGAGGAGGGCAGCTTGGCGGTGTTCAGTCGCCGTCGTCACCGGCGTCCTCGACGTCCTGGGCGTCTGCGGTGACGTCGCCAGCCGTGAGGAGTGCCTCGAACTCCTCCATGCTGGCCGCGGTGAGCGCGATGGGTCCGCCGCCGGGCCCGGTGAGCTCGGTCCGCGCGGGCATCTCGGTGCCGGTGAGCTTGGTGCGTCCGGCTATGCACTTGAGGACGACCTCAGCGGCTTTGGGATCCTTCTCGGTGATCGCTTTGGGCCAGAACGCGGCCTGGAGCCGGTCGTACTGGGCGAGCTGGATGGCACGGTACTGCTCAACCAGGTCTCCCTGCTCCCGAAGGTGAATCTTCAGGGCTTCGCCGACGGCCGTGCACGCGGCGCCCGGGGAGGCGTAGCCGCTCTGGTCTGCGATCGATTGCCAGTCCATGCCGGCCAGGGCGAGGGCGACGGCCTTCTTGCGCTTCTCAGCGGCGGCGGCGCGTTGGGCCTTGGATGCAGGCATCGGGGTCTCGTTTCCGGGGTCTTATGGGTTCCAGCGTTCGAGGCGGGGGCTACTGGTCGCCGTCGTCGGGTGTGAAGTCGTGGGCTTCGCCGGTGGAGGCGAGGACGGGGTGGGTGCCGGTGTGTTCCTGGTAGCGGCGGCAGATGACGTCTACGTAGCGGGGGTCGAGTTCGACGACGCGGGCGACGCGCCCTGTGGTGTGGGCGGCGATGAGGGTGGTGCCGCTGCCGCCGAAGGGTTCGTAGACGAGGCCGCCGGGTGGGCAGGAGTTGGTGAGGCAGCGGGTGACGAGCTCCACGGGCTTCATCGTCGGGTGGTCTTTGCTGCGTCCGGGCTTAGGGACCTCGAGGACGCTGGTTTGGGCGTTGTCGCCGAACCAGCGGTCTCCGCCGCGTCCGAGGCGTCCGGAGTCGGCTGTGGGGTCGGTGAAGCCGTAGAGGATGGGTTCGTGGCGGTAGTGGTAGTCGGATCGGCCGAGGACCATGGCGTCTTTGACCCAGATGAGGTTTTGGCGGAGTAGCCATCCGGCGTTGAGGAAGGCCTTGGCGAAGTCGAGGGAGAGCGGTCCGGGTGGGTGGGCGATGTAGACGGGGGCGCCGGGCTTGAGTGCTCCGGTGGCGGTGGCGAAGGCTCCTGCCAGGAGTTCGGGTAGGTCGTTGGCGCCGTCGTTTTGGATGGTGAGGGCGTCTTTGGTCTTGCCGACGTAGTCGACGCCGTAGGGGGGGTCGGTCCACATGCACTGGGCGCGGTCTCCGTTGAGCATGGCTTCGACGGCCGTGATGTCGGTGGAGTCGCCGCAGAGGACGCGGTGGGGTCCGAGGTGCCAGATGTCGCCGGGCTTGGAGACAGGCTCTGCGGGTGGTTCGGGGACGTCGTCGGGGTCGTTGAGTGCTTCGGCGTCCTCAAGTGGGGTGATGAGGGCGTTGACGTCGTCGTCGGTGTAGCCGGTGCCGTCGTAGTCGCCGTCGAGGTACGACAGGAGCTCCGCCAGAGCGTCGTTGTCGTACTCCCCCAGCTCTGCCGTGCGGTTGTCGGCGAGGTTGATGCGGCGTGCGGTGTCGTCGTCGCAGAGGACGATTTCGCAGCGGGCTGTTTGGTGTCCTTCGGCGGTGAGGGCCTGCATGGTGTGGTTGCCGGCGAGGACGATGAGGGGTCCGTTGGGGATTTCGCGGACGACGAGGGACCTGTATTGGCCGTTGCGGCGCAGGGACTTGCGGATGGTGTCGACGTCGCCGCGTTTGGCGTTCCCGGGAAAGGGTGTGAGTTCGTCGAGGGGGATGTCTGCGGTGCGCACGTACGTGGCCGTGGAGGTGCCGGTGTCGGTCATGGCGGTGGGGCTCCCGCTCGTGTGTGGTTGTCCGGCCCCGCGCCTTGTGACGAATGATCGCCGATTTCCGTGTGTGTGTTCCCCCGGGTGGACACGGGGGCGGCCTCGCACCGCCGGGGGAAGGTCGGTGCGAGGCCGCGGGCTCGGGGCTGCTGAGCGAGGGGCAGTCCCGAGCGAGTGGGGTGTGTCGGCCCGGTGAGGGGGTGTACCGGGCGCGGGGACACCTGAGCACTTCCCCCTGGTCCGGGCCGACACGTTCGATGGTGGGGTATGACTGGCGGTTTGTCTGAGTGGCTTCCCCTTG